CTATTACGTCAGTTGGACAGACTGTAAATCGCGCCGGTAAATCTGATATTGGCCAGACCGTAAGTCGAGTCGGCAAGACAAATCTCGGCCCCGCACTTCCTTCCGGCACTTCCTCTATGTGGGGCGGTCCTCCTCAGACGGTAAATCGTGTCGGCAAGGGCGACATGGAGCAGGCAGTCAACAGGATCGGCAAGACAAATCTTCCGGCTCCCAGCATTTCCGGCACATCCACTGCATGGGGTGGCCCCGCCGTTCAGACTGTAAACCGTGCTGGAAAGACCAACCTTCCGTCTCCGTCTATTGGCAGCACGATCTCCGGATACGCGAAGTCCGTTGGCGATGCTCTCTACGGGGCTGCAAAAGGCGTAGGCTCTATGTTCCCCAGCAGCCCGCTTTCCAGCACCATGACTGGCGGCATCTCGGGCCTTGGATATTCACCCGATGTGAAGGCCGATCTCTCAACGGCTATGTCGCCCTACACAACCGGCAGCATTGCAATGCGTAATGCAATTTCCGGAACCCCGAGCGCGACCGATTATAGCGGCTCGTTTGAACGTGCTTTGGCTGAGCAGGGGATAAACTCCGCTCTGAACGCCGCCAAGGCTGGCGCATCCGCTCCTGTTCCGAAGATTCCCGACCGCGTTCCAACTCCCCAGAAGCCGGTTGCCTCTCCCTTCTCTTGGTCGGGGGTTCGTCCCTATGACATGAGGATCACGGCACCACCGGCATCCGGCATTGATCTAAGATCCCCGCCGCCTCCGGGCACGAAGATCCCACCCTCTGCGGCGAAGATTGCTCCCACGGCAATGAACATGGCTCCAAAGGAAAATATCCTCTCTGTTGAGGATGTTCCGCCTCCTGCGGCAGTCAGCTATCCGAGAGTGCCGACAGAAGAGAACATTCTCCCGTTCCAGCCCCGTACCTACGATAGCCCGTATCCCACGGATGAAAACGGGGTTCCGATCCAGAATGTTTCTGAAGCCGATCTTGCCAAGATTAGGGCTCGCAGGAGGGGTGAAGAATACGCCCCGACGCCGGAAGAGCGCAGGGCTATTCTTGCGGCCAAGGTCGCAACGGCCCCAATTGTTTCCAGAGTGCCGGGGGCAAAGAAGGCGTTCAACGTCGAAGGCAATATCACCGATTATTACTCGCGCCCCTCTTGGGAAAAGCAGTACATTAAGGATCGGGCCGCACAATCTATCGGCTTTGGTGATGTTGGCGGGGGCCGCAGTAGCACAGACCGCCCAACGACTGGTGGCATCAGCAACCTCCCGACCGCAACCACGACAACCCCGTCCACCGGAACTGCCACCGGAGCCTCTTCAACCTCCGGCACTCGTCCCTATATCTACTATCAGTGGGACTTGGGCATGAATGTTCCATCTCCGAGCGATCCGAACTATACTCAGTATCAGAAGTATTTGTCCGAGCGAGAGGCTCGTCGAGTCGCACTGGGGATGGCATAATGGCCAAGAAGAAAGACGCTATCGGTAACGCCATTGAGCTTTTCACGAAGAAAAGCAGAGGGCGTACCAAGCCCGTCCATAGGCGGGGTTCCAAAAAACTCGGCCCGAAAGACCCCGACAAGGGCAATCGCGGCAAGTTCTAAGATAGCGGGGATCGTGAGCGTTTGGGTAGGCAGCCCTTTTAATCGGCGTATGCCAATCGGGGCGGGGCTCACATTTTAAGGAAACAACATGACAACTTCCGGCACTACGACATGGCAGCCTGAGATTTCGGAGATCGTGGAAGAGGCTTTCGAACGTGCTGGTCTGGAACTTCGCTCCGGCTATGACCTCCGCACAGCACGCCGTAGCCTCAACTTCATCCTGACCGAATGGGCCAATCGTGGCCTCAATCTCTTCTCTGTGGCTTCCGGCACTCTCACTTTGGTGCCGGGTCAGTCGGTTTACACCACGGCTGATGGCTTGCCGTCTGATGCCATTGACTACATTGAGCATGTGTGCCGAACTGTGAATGGCGGGGTTCCAACCGACATCACACTCAACCGTATCTCGGTTTCCACCTACGCGAACATCCCGAACAAGAATTCTCAAGGCAGGCCTTATCAGATTTACGTAGATCGTGCGGTGAATGCCCCAAAGATCACGGTGTGGCCGGTTCCCGACTCCAGCACTACCTATACGCTGGTGTATTGGTATCTGAAGCGAGCCGATGATGTCACCAGCCCGATCAGCCAGACGTTTTCCGTTCCGTTTAGATTCTACAACGCTCTCACTGCGGCACTCGCTTACCACATCGCGTTGAAGAAGCCGGAGGCGCAGGACCGCATTGCGATGCTGAAGGATCTCGCGGAAGAGTCATTCGCTTTGGCGAGTGATGAGGACCGAGATAGGTCTAGTGTGAGGTTTACCCCGTTTGTCGGATATGGGTTTTAATGCCATACTACGCTTACATACATTGCAAGCCTGACGGCACGCCCTTTTATGTTGGGAAGGGAAATGGGGACAGGGTTCGGCGTATAAAGAGAAAAAACAAGGGCCATATTGCAATTGTCAGTAAGCATGGCGAGGAATCGATTCTCGTCGCCAAAATGGAGTGTTCCACTGACGAAATTTCAAAAGACCTTGAGCGCGGCCTAATAAAAAGACTGAAGGCCATGGGGAGTAAACTCGTCAACGCAACGGAGGGTGGAGATGGGTGCACTGGGTACAAACCGAGCCCTGAAGTTCTCCTGAAGTTGAGCCTTGCAAAAAAGGGCAAACCATTAACTGATGCCCAATTAATCGCCCAGCGTGCCGCAGCAGCGAGAAGGGTCGGAGTGAAAAGGCCCCACGCAAAAAGATTGTTTGGCGACGATAATCCCATGCGGAGGCCGGAAAACAGGCAAAAGATTAGTCAGGCCATGAAGGGAAATAAGCTCTGGCTCGGGAGATCTCTGTCTGACGAACACAAGAAAAAAATAGGCGATGCAAATCGCGGAAATAAGCTTGGAGAGGCGCAGAAGAAGCTGCTGAAAGAGCGCCACACGGGAACCAAGTGGGCGACAAACGGAACGGAGTTTTCAAGGGTTAATGCTTTTGACATGCTCCCACGAGGATGGTGGCACGGCAGGCCGCCTCGGAGCAAAAAATGACAGTAAAATTTGCACGCGGCAAATATGCAATCGCGCTATGTGATCAGTGCGGATTTAAATACAAACTGAACGATTTGCAAACGCAAGTTGTGGCGGGAAGGCCGACGAACGTAAAGGTTTGTGTATATTGCCTTGATCGTGACCACCCACAGCTATTTTTGGGGAGAACCCCAATTAACGATCCGCAAAGTCTTTTTGCACCCCGACCCGACACCGGCGCAACAGCCACCCGCGAACTGTGGGGATGGAACCCCGTTGGAAACCCCGCAGTGTATGCGGATACCCAACTCGGTGTTATCGGCATTTTCATCAACGGCACTCCTAGCCCCATAACATATTCCGGAGAAATCTAATGAAGAAGAAGGCAATGAAAGGCGGCGGTCTCGCTCGCAAAGGTGTTGGTCAGGCACTCAAGGCTGGCGGCATGGTCAAGGCTTGCGGGGTCGCAAAGCGTGGCAAAACCAAAGGAAAGATGGTATAATGGAAAAGAAGAAGAAGAAGCCGATTGGCTACACTGCCTCTGATCGCAAGTCGATGAAGCAGCTTATCGAGCGCACCCAGCCGAATGTTGGTGATTATGTCGGTTCCGGCACTGTCACCGTTAAAAAGCCCGCCAAGAAGATGGCTAAGGGCGGCATTGTCGGCAAGCCCGCTCGTTCCTACAAGGACATGAAGGCCGGTGCTGGCAGCGGTGTTGGCCGCATCCAGAAGACCAAGATTGCGCGAGGCCGGTAATGGCAAAGCAGAACGCAAGGCTGGACAAGCCGTCTGACGCGACCGTTGAAGGCGGTATGCGGCGCGGTGTGAATGTAGGGACCATGCCCAAGGTGGCAAAATCCCTGAAGATGCGTGGTGGTGGTGCTGCCACCAAGGGCCTCAAAATCTCCGCGAAGCAGGGCTAATCATGGCTTTCACCTACGCTACTCTCGTGGATACTCTCTACGGGTATCTTTCGACCGATGCCAACGGCATCCCGACTGCTGACATGAACACCATCATTCAGCAGGCAGAGCAGCGTATTTATTACGATGTGCAGATCCCCGTGCTGAAGAAAAACGTCACGGGATCTCTTACAAGCGGCAATCGGTATCTCTCAACCCCGAACGATTATCTCGCCACCTACAGCATTGCTGTGAACAACAACGGGGTTTATGAGTATCTGCTGCCGAAAGAGGTGGCGTTTCTGCGGGAAGCATACCCCGCGACTAACGCAACCGGTGTCCCGCGCTACTACGCGATCTTTGACAATGACACCATTATGGTGGCCCCGACGCCAAATTCGAATTACCCTGTCGAACTCCACTATTTCTACGAACCACCGTCTATTGTCACTGACACGGACGGCACTTGGCTTAGCGAGAACGCCGAAAGCGCCCTGCTCTATGGCTGCTTGCTTGAAGCCTATACCTACCTCAAGGGCGAGGCGGATCTTATCGCCCTTTACGCGGGCCGCTACAAAGAGGCGATTGAAGCCCTCCGGGTGATCGGTGAGGGCCGTAATAGGTCCGACACCTACCGCAACAGCCAACCCCGCATCACGCCTAACTGAGGCTATCAATGATTTCCACGGCACTCACAACGCAGTTCAAGAAGGATCTGCTGAAGGGTATCCATAACTTCAGCAACCCCGGCGGGCACGTATTCAAAATCGCGTTGTACAACTCCTCTGCGGTTCTCGGCGCTCAAACCACTGTTTATAGTGCCGACAATGAGATTACGGGGTCCGGATATATTGCCGGTGGAGCTACACTCACCAATGTTGAACCATCCTCCGAAGGCACTGTCGGCTTCACCACCTTCGCGGATGTGGAATGGCCTTCCGCCACCTTCACGGCGAATGGCGCTCTGATCTACAACTCAAGCGCCTCCAACGCCGCAGTGGCTGTGCTGGCCTTTGGCTCTGACAAGTCAGTAGATAACAGCACATTTAAGATCACATTCCCCACCGCCAATTCCACCACCGCGATCATTAGGGTGGCGTGATGTGGACTGAAGTGAACACGACTCAAACCCCGAACTGGGTCGCCGTCAATGACGCGCAATCCGTAACTTGGACACCGGTAACGTAAGATGCCATCAACCTATTCTCCGAATCTCCGGCTTGAGCTTATTGGCACTGGCGAGCAGCAAGGCACATGGGGAACAACCACCAACGTCAACCTCGGCACTCTCCTTGAGGAGGCGATTGGCGGCTACACTTCAGTCACGGTGTCAGATGTCGCTGATACCACGCTGACCACAAACAACGGATCCGCTGATCAGTCGCGGAACATGGTGATCAACCTCACGGGGGCTCTTACGGGGGCTCGAAATGTGATCTGCCCTGCGGTTGAGAAGCTCTATGTGGTCAAGAACGCGACTTCAGGCGGCTTTGCCGTCACGTTCAAGGTAAGTGGCCAGACGGGCGTTAGCGTCCCGAACGGCTCCACTGTGTTCGTCTATGTTGACGGCGTTGATGCTCGGTCAATCACTGGCTCTATCGCCTCGCAGTCTGCAAGCAATGTGGCGATCACCGGCGGCACCATTGGCGGCGTTACGATTTCCGGCATCACCGACCTTGCTGTGGCTGATGGCGGAACTGGAGCATCTGATGCTGCCACTGCCAGAACCAATCTCGGCGTTGCAATCGGCACCAATGTACAGGCTTATGACGCCACGCTCCAGTCTCTCTCGGCGCTTGGCACCGCAGCCGATAAGTATGCCTACACTACTGGCGTAGACACATGGGCAGAAGGATCTATTACCTCTGCCGGAAGAGCCATTCTGGACGATGCGGACGCCTCTGCTCAGCGCACTACGCTCGGGCTGGGGAGTGCCGCGACTCTCAATGCTGGCACCGCTGCAAGCAATGTCGTGCAGCTTGATGGCAGCGCGAGGCTTCCGGCTGTGGATGGTTCGCAGCTAACGAACCTTCCCGTGCAGCCATCCTCTGGTCGCCTTTTGAGAGCCCCGCAAGTCCTTACTTCCGGCACTAGCTACACCACGCCTGCGGGGTGTAATACCATTTATGTAGAGGCTGTAGGGGGCGGTGGCGCGGGGGGTGGAGCCACCAGCAGCGCACAAGAAGGTGGGCTTGGCGGTGGCGCTGGTGGTTATTGCGCAAAATATTTTTCAGTAAGTCCATCTACTGCCTATAGTTATGTAATTGGTGCTGGCGGTGCTGGTGTAAGCGCTGGAGGTGGTAACTCTGGCGGCAACACGACATTTACAGTCGGGGTCACCACAATAACGGCAGGCGGCGGTGGGGGTGGGAATCTTGGCACGAGTATAAACAACAGACCCGGCGCTGGAGGATCGGCAACGGGCGGCGACTTGAATGCCACTGGAGGTGCTGGCCATGTAACTCTTGGTGGATCTTCTGGAGGCGGTGGCGGTTCTTCATTCTTTGGTGGTGGAGCGTCAGACCCCGGCACAGGAGGCGGTGCAGCGGGAACAGTGGGCGGCGGCGGCAGCGGTGCCGGAGATGGCGGTTTTGGAAGCTACTCAGGTGGCGCGGGCGGTAACGGACTAATTCGCATTTGGGAGTATTCGTGATGCGTTGTGCTCTTGTTGGCCTAAATGACAACATCGTTGTTAACTTGATTATTGCAAATCCAGAAACCGATCCCGCCCCCGAAGGTCACATCATTATTGGCCTTCCTGATGACAGTTTGGTAGCCATTGGCTGGTCATACAATCCCGTAACTGGCGAATTCACGCCGCCATCGGAGTAACTCATGATTGAAGAACTAATTGCCCGCGTTTTCAAGACTCGAAACCACGCACATCTTACGCACTGGAAAACCAAGTCCTATGCCGAGCATCAGGCGCTTGGCTCCTTCTACGACGATCTGATTGACAAGCTTGATCAGATTGTGGAGGCATGTCAGGGGTCTAAGGGAATTATCGGCCACGTCAATATCGCGACCAAGGATGAATCGCTTGATATCATCAAGCTGCTCACTGAGGACGCAAACTGGATCTCAAATAACCGACCCCGCATTGCTCACGGCGTTCCGGCGATTGAGAATCTCGTTGACGAACTTGTCGGCATTTATCTCACCACGCTCTATAAGCTCAAGAACCTTTCCTAAGGGGCGGCTGAATGCTTGCCAAGATTGCGCTCCAGCCGGGTATCAACCGAGATACCACCAACTACACCAATACGGGTGGTTGGTTTGACTCTGATTATGTCCGCTTCAGGAATGGCCTTCCCGAGAAGATTGGCGGCTGGACGAAGATCTATGCAGATCAAGCGCTTCTTGTTGGTGTGTGCCGGAAGTTGTATGACTGGTCTGATCTAAAGGGCACGGCCTATCTTGCTTGCCCGACCAACATAAAATTCTACGTTGATAACTCTACCAATATCATAGACATTACCCCGCTCCGCCGGTCGGTCACTCTCGGCATCAATCCCATCGCCACATCTGTCGGCACCGCCACTTTAACGATTACGGACGTAAACCACGGCGCTGTGGTTGGGGACTATATCACAATCTCCGGCTCCACCGCCGTTAACGGCATCCTCGCCGCGAACATCAACAAGGAGCACGTTGTCACCGAGATTGTTGACGCCGACAATTACAAGATTGTCACTACCGGCACTGCCTCATCTACAGGGTCGGGTGGCGGCGCGAGTGTCGCTGTGAAGTATCAGTTCCACCCGGGTATCTCCTCAACCGCTGTTTATCAAGGTTGGGGTTCCGGCCCGTGGGGTGGCGTTTCGGGGTCGTTCGGTTGGGGCTTCGGCCCCGCAACCACCGTGACCACCTACTATAGCGGCTTGTGGACCGTTGACAACTATGGCGAAGACATGATCGCATGCCCTCGCAACCTTGTGAACGGCGTGCAACTGACGAGCGCCGGTATCTCCACGAGCAGCGCGTCGAATGTTGTTACCGTTACCCGAACCAACCACGGCTACGCAAACAACACCGCGATTGTGATTGGCAACGTGGCTACAGCACTTGGCGGTATCCCTGCCTCCCAATTGAATGGCACCCACACGATCAATGTGATCAATGCCAACGCCTTCTCGTTTACGGTGGCTAACACGGCCTCGTCAACCGAGAGCGGCGGGGCGAATTCCTACATCTATACGCCATCAATCATATATTGGGATGTAACTGATGCTGACGGCCCCGCTATCAGTATTGGCGATCTTGGCTCTGCATACGCCAAGAAATATCTACCGTATGTTGCAACTGAAATCATGGTCTCCGATCAGAACCGGCAGATCATCGCTTTCGGCTGCAACCCGTATGACACGACCCTCGCTCAAGACAAGATGATCATCCGGTGGTCCGATTCTTCAGATCCCACCAACTGGGATGCCGCAGACACCACCAAGACAGCAGGCGAACGCCGCTTGTCTTCGGGGTCGTATATTGTGACGGCCATCCAAAACCGCGAAGAAATCCTCGTTTGGACCGATGCGTCCCTATACTCGATGTCCTACGTTGGCCCTCCCGATGGTTATGGCTTTAACCTAATCGGCTCCAACTTCGACATCATTGGGCCGAACTCAAAGATTGTCACCGGCTCCGTGGCCTACTGGATGGGCTCAAATAACTTCTACATGTATGACGGCAAGATCATGCCGATGCCATGCACTGTGCGTGATTACGTCTTCACCAACCTCAGCCGAGAGGACGGAGACAAGGTTTATTGCTCGTCTGATTCTGGGAACAATGAAATCATTTGGTTTTATCCATCGGAGAGCCAAGGCCCCGCAGGCTCGCGCGAGGTTGATCGCTACGTGGTCTACAACTACGTGGAGAATGCGTGGTACTACGGAAGCCTTGCCCGCACCGCGTGGATCGACCGGCGTGGCCATACCAACCCCCGCGCCGCATGTCCGAATGGCTGCTTGTTCAACCACGAAGATGGCTTTGATGACGGTTCCACCAATCCCCCCTCCCCAATCAATGCATTCATTCAATCGAGTGCCATTGAGATTGAGGACGGAAATAACTTCATGTTTGTGAACCGAATCATTCCGGATGTGACCTTCCGTAATTCAACCACCAACGATGGCCAGCAGCCTTATGTCAAAATGACCATCAAGCCGCAGGACTTTCCCGGTGGGCTTATTGGTGCTGGAAATGAACGCACCATAACTCGAAACCCCGCAGCCACTCTGATGGTGAACCGCTTCACCGATCAAGCGTTTACCCGTCTACGGGCTCGCTCTGTGGCATTGCGCGTCGAAAGCGACGTGACTGGCGTGGCGTGGCGTCTCGGGGTTCCAAGATTTGACATGCGACAGGATGGCCGCAAATGACAATCTCTTCTACGGCACTCCCTCTTCCACCTAAAGACTACAATCAAGACTACATGAACCGTCTGGTGAAGCAGCTTGCGCTGACAATCGCCAAGATCAACGCCGTGCGCCCCCTCACGGTGGGCTCCGATCTGGCGGGTGAACTGGCTGGCTACCCCGTATCCGGCCTCACGATTGTGAATGTACCGACATCTTCAGCAGGATTGCCGCCCGGAAGTGTCTGGTCTGATGGTGGCACCCTCAAGATAGTGAGCTAAAATGTATTTCAACAACATCCCGCAGAATCTCGGCCTCGCCCAGTATCAGCAGTCCTTTCCCAACCAGCAGAACATGGGCTATAATGGCGGTATCGGGAGCCTCATCCCCCAACCGCAGCAGCAGCAGAACCAGCCCAATCCGCAGCAGCCTGCCCCGCAGATGTCCACACCGGCAAACTCAACTGCCGGTCTCGGTGCCCGAACCATCACCCCGCTGATGCCTTACAATAGGCCGGTGGCGGGTCAGGCGATGGCGAAAGGCGGTGTGGTTCAGCAGACCCTTAAAAAGGGCGGGGTTGTATCTAACGGCATCGCAGCGTTGCGGGGGCAGCACCCTGATCCCCGAGCAGCCCTTGATGAATATGACCGCACCTTCGGCCCCGAAGCCACCGCAGAACTGATCCGTGGCTATGCCGATGGCGGTGTAGTGAGCGGCCCCGGCAGCGGTGTTGCCGATCTTGTGCCCGGATCAATTGATGGCCGCGAGGATGTCCGGATTGCCAGCGGCGAATATGTGATCCCCGCATGGGCTGTCGCGGCACTCGGAGATGGCTCGACTGAAGCCGGTGCCAAAGTCCTCGACGCAATGGTGGCCCGCCTCCGCGAGGAAGGTTCCGAACTCATCATGGGCACCGAGCCCATCAATCCCAGCGAATTTCTTCCGGCGTAAAACATGGCAGAGAAGCAGACATCCTACGGCAAAGACCTTGAAAACTACATCAAGGATATGCTCTCCCGCGCGAAGTCGGGGGCGCAGGCCGCGACTGAAGCGGGATATCCTCCTGAGGCCGCCCTCACAAAGGCTTACTATGCGGGTATCCCCAGCCTCTACATGTATGGCGATCCCGAGCAGATGCAGGCACTACAGCGTGCTGGCGATCTTTACGGGGCTTACGGCGAAGCCGGAGGCTATGACAAGACGCCATTTGGCGACATCGGTCAGATGTATCAGGCTGCTGGTCAGTATGACCCAACTCAGTTTGAAATGGCTGACTACACCGCTCGGAATATCCAAGAGCGGATGTCGCCTTATGAGGAGCTAGTCGCAAGCCGTGCAAAGCGCAGGCTTGAGGAGGCTTATCAGGAGGGTCGCGGTCAGCGCGAACTTGAAGCCATCCGCTCCGGTGCGTTTGGTGGTTCCGGCTCCGCGATCCGCGAGGAGCTTGCTCGCCGTCAGTACATGGAACAGCTTGCGGATGAAAACGCCCGCAGCCTTCAGGCGGCGTTTGAGTCGGGTGCCGGTCTGTACAGCAAGGAGATGGCTGATCGACTAGCTGCTCAGCAGGCCACCGAAGCGTCCCGCCAGTTTGGCAAGCAGACCGAGCTTTCCGGGCTTGAAGGTCTCCTCGCCGCTCGTCAGCAGGAAGCAGCCCAAACCGCAGCCGCCAAAGAGGCGGAATTTGCCGGTCTTTCCGGTCAGCAGGAGGCGGCTCGTCAGCAGGCTCTCATGGCTGAGCAGCGCAAGAACATGCAGCTTACCAATCTTGCTGCGTCTCAGGCCGGTGGTCAGCAGCAGGAGGAGAGGGCACTCGCTCAAGCGCAGTATCCACTCGGCATTTCCGCCTTGCAAGCTAATGTCCTGTCCCCGCTTTCTGGCGGCACTTCTCAAGTTCCACAGAGCGTGCAGAAGACTTCCACAACGCAGAACATCCTTGGCGGTCTCTCCACCGCTGCCGGTGTTGTTCAGGGGCTTGGCGGCATTCAGGGAATCACCTCCGGTGTGAAGGCCATTGGCAGCGCCTTTGGATTTGCAGGCGGCGGACTCGTTCCTTACGGAATGCCGTATTACGGCCACAACTATCGCGGCGGTGGCCTTGCCGATCTTGA